ATTTAGTCGAGATAGCCTTTTAGTTAGTGCCATCGCATCTGATTGTGTACCTAATGCAGTTACACCTTCACTTTCGAATGCAATTGGATTATGCAGCTCTATTGAAATCGCAGCTTTTAGCAAATTAGAATTAAGTTTTTCTTCATCAACTTCATATAGCTTATACGGATCTAGATCAGCAATAGTTTTTGCCTGTTCTTCATAATTAAAAGGATTTTCAGAATAACTGTGATTAGATATATTAAGTCTAATAGTATTATTAATAAGAGATCCGCTACTTAATAAACGTAGTGTATCGGCAGTCTTATCAATGCTATAACTATACATTCTTCCTAAAGTATCAGGAGTGTTCCTAGAACCTTGCCCTTGATCATCACTATTATTTGACATAGTTTTAGTAAGAACTGGAAGCTGTTCTTCTGTAGTTTCCTCTAACATATTTTGCATTGACTGTAGAATAGGCTTTTCACCAAACAGATTTTCAAATAGAAAATACGGAGTCCCATCATCACCAAATGTTTTTTTCATAAGTTGAGAAATAGCAGCATAAGGCTTACCAAATGGAAATACTACGTTGTGTGCACTGCCTGCTGGAGATTTAATCTCTATTTCTTCTTTAAAAAAGTTAGAATGTATTTGTTGAATAATATCTGATCCTAATCCGGTATAAGACTTAGAAAATAAAGATATTGCATTCGTCAAATGTTTTTTAGATGTAAGAGTTAATACTACACCGGCTGCATTATTTACCATCTGCTCTATACCCTTTACTCGAGTACATGCAAAGGTTTTTTCTACTTTATGACCTCGCCTTGTAAAAGATATTTTAACTTCTTCTTGACCAATAATTGGAAGAGCAGTAACTAAGCCAGAGTTATCAGCAAACTTTAGTTCACCATGTATAAAGGGAGAATCAATTGCTTCAAATAAAGAAATCTCTATTATAAGATCTGTAATTTCTACTTCAGCAACACGGGTTATAATATGAACTTTAAGATCACGATGTTTTTTAGGCACCGCATCCTTTAGGTCATCTCCCTGCTTTGCATTATAATTAGGTGGCGGCATTTACACGTCTCTCATAGATTTTTCAAAAGCATCTACTACTTCACCAATAAATTCTGGCTTGATAACTTTAATTCTAGATTTAATTATATTAAGCTCACTCTCTTCTTCAAAGTGTGTAACAGGAGTTGTACCAGCAGTACGACGCTTTGTTCGTTCTAATGTTCCGTCATCAATATGATATGATGGAGCATAAGCAGTTTTTACAATAGACGAGCACTCAATGGTATTACCCACCCGTGCAATGTCTTCTGACTTTGTACTATTAGCTGATGTTAAAGTAATAGACTCTCCAGCTGTTCTAAAATTTGCAACTGAGTTTTTATCTTGCTCTATTTGAATATATCCTTGAGTTGGATATATTGCTTTTACTATTCCTGTGGCATTTGACAAAGAACCGTTTACTGTGCCACCTTTTACGAATTTGCCAAATCCTTCTATATCTGCATCAAATATCGCAGCTAGTCCAATGAATTCTTGTTCTACGTGAAGGCGTAAAGCCTCGGAAGCTTTAGGCCAGTCATGCCAATAGTTTTGCAAATCGTTGTTGACAATAAAAAATGTCCAGTAATAATTAGGAGTTCCATATAATTTTTCTGAAACATTATCGGGACGTTCGCCATCTTGAATATTATAATAAGAATAGAATGCAACGTTATCAATATTTTTAGAAATAATTGTAGAATATTGTGCTAAATTTTTAATTGTTCTATTAATACCAGTACCATCAAAGTCATAATCAATACTAGCAAAATTATTAAAGTAAGCCATTAGAATCCATCCTTAATATTTTTCTGAGTAAGAGGCATTAATTCTTGGAATGATAATGTTAAACCAATTTCAACCGGACGATTTCCGCGTTTAAAGTATGACATACTATTTGGATTAAATTGTGTACTAGCATTAGTTAAAGCTGACTCAGCAATTCTAGGAATACCATCTACATTTTTAAATTTAATAGTAAAAACTTCTGGAAAATTAAACATCAGATCGTTTGCACCTAAAGTTGGATACATACGCTCTCTAAAGTATTTAATAATCTCAAATGTTTCATCAGATTCTCTTGCAGAAGTTGGTATCATATTAAATGTAAAAGAAAATTGTCTTATACCTGGAGCTCTAAAAAGCATGAATTCATTTGGATTTGTAATGTTCTGCATCCGTTTAGCTCTTACAGCTTCCACTGCTGCACCAGCTGAAGTAGCACCAACACCACCTACTACTGCGCCAGCTCCGCCTCCAAGTGCATTACCAATAGTAGCCGCCGCTGCTTGAGTTGCAGCTGCAGCACCGGTAGATGCAATATTTCTAATATCTTCTGCACTATAATCGTTATTATCACTCAATAAGTTTTCAGCTACTCCGCCCAGTAAGCCAGGTGATGCAGATTCATATCTCATAATATCCGCAACTTGAAAACCTGGAGGCATATACATTGCACACGATTTATTATCAGTCAGGGTTGTTTGAGTTGCCGCTGCTTTATATTTTGCTCGGTGAGACGTAAACAAAATAAAAGGCGTACCTCTCCCCTGTACATCAATCGGATATCGAAGTGCCATAAATAGCTCCATATAGTTTAAAATCTTATAAGGTTATTTATATGCCCAGAATGACATACAAGGGAAAATATCGCCCTAAAAACCCACAAAAGTATAAAGGAGATCCTACTACAATAGTATATAGATCTTTGTGGGAGCGAAATACATTTAGATGGATTGATGCAAACCCTGATATTGTTGAATGGAACTCAGAAGAAGTAGTGATCCCATATCGTTGTGCAACCGATAAACGAATGCACCGTTACTTTGTAGATGTATATTATAAAGATAAAACTGGTGCAACATACCTGGTTGAGATAAAACCTAAGAAAGAAACTATGCCACCAAAACCGGCATCTCGTAGATCAAAGAGGTATATATCAGAAGCAATGACATATATCAAGAATCAATCAAAGTGGGAAGCAGCAGAAGAGTTTTGTGCTAATCGTGGTTGGCATTTTGTAATATGGCATGAAGATGTTCTTAAATCTATGGGCATAAAGATCCTGAAATAATGTATAAATAGTAGTATGGAAAATTCACTATTTCACAAATTAGAGGTTGAAGCATACCGTAAAGGTTTGCAGGCTAGATCTTTAGAAGCACGTAGATGGTTTAGAGGTAAGACCAAAGAACTATCAAGCGTGAATCGCAGAAAATTACTTAGAGATCCTGCGCTAGAAAGAAAGAAACGGCCTGTACCTGGTGATATGTATATGTACTTTTACGATCCTAAACATCGTAAAACATTACCTTACTATGATGCGTTCCCTCTTGCTATTATGGTTGAGCCTACACGTGATGGATTTTATGGATTAAATCTGCACTATCTTTCACCTATGCTTCGTGCAAAGTTTCTTGATAAGTTGATGGAAACAGCAAACAATAATAAATTTGATGAAACAACACGGCTTAATATTAACTATAACATACTTAAGTCTGTGTCTAAATATCGTGAATTTCAACCATGTTTTAAACGCTACCTAACTAAAGGTATTGAAGGTAATGTTGCACGTGTAGAACCACCTGAGTGGGACATAGCAATCTTCCTTCCAACTGAACAGTTCCGTGGCAAGAATAAGACGCACGTTTGGGGCGCTTCGAAGAGGATGATATAAATGGCATTACCTGCTGGCATTGACGCTTTAAAGTCAACAATTGGCCGTAGAGGTGGATTAGCAAAGGGCAATAGATTTGCTCTTTACATTTCTCATCCTGCAAAGAAACCTTCATTACTTAATACTGATATAGAAGGTATTTTTAATAATGCTGCAAGGTCGTTAATTAGTGGCGGAAGTTTATCTTTAAAAAGTTTTATTGAAGACCCACGTGATATGTACCTTTTATGTGAATCAGTAACTATCCCTGGACGACAGATTGCAACTCAAGAGCATTTTACAGATGTAAAAGCAATTAAAAAGCCATATGCATATATGAATGAAGATGTCAATATGGTATTCCATTTAACTAATGATATGTACATATGGAATTTTTTTAATACATGGCAGCAAGCAATTATAGATCCATCTGGAAATAGAACAGTATCGTTTTTAGATGATATTGGATCAGAAGTACTAATACAAATTATGGGAAATACTGACTATATCCCAGTTAAAACAATTAAACTAAAGAATGCCTTTCCTACTACTTTAGGATCGGTAGAACTTTCTAACACAGCTGAAAACCAAACTCTTCGTTGTAACATTACAATGTCATATGAAGATTGGGAAGAAGTTGGAACACTTGACGGCTTTTCGAATTTGGCAGGCCGCGCAACAGATCTTATAAGTAACTCAGTAAACCTTGTAAGAAACATTGGTAAATTATTCTAGGAGTGATGTGAAATGGCTTTACCAAAGCTGAATACACCAAAATATTATACAAAGGTACCGTCAACTGGTACTGATGTAGAGTTTAGACCATACCAGGTCAGAGAAGAAAAAATGTTAATGATTGCTGCTGAATCTCAAGATGAGCGGCAAACTATTAATGCAATGAAAGATCTTATCAGTGCATGCACCTTTGGTGCAGTTGATATTACAAAATTAACTATGTTTGATCTTGAATACATTTTTGTAAAATTGCGTTCTAAGTCAGTAGGGGAATCTACTACTATTGGGATGAAGTGTAAATCATGTAGTCATCAAAATGATGTAAAAGTTTCACTTGAGGATGTCACTGTAAATTTAAATCAAGATTTAAATTCTAACATTGAACTAAGCGACGGAATAGGTGTTACTATGAAGTATCCTGGTGTTAATGACGTTATGGATATAGACAGCAATCTTAGTGATGTTGAAAAAATGATGGGAATGGTTCGTGCTTCTATCGATACAATTTATACAAGTGAAGAAGTATTTAATATAAAAGATCAGTCAACAAAAGAAGTAGATGAATTTATCGATTCGCTTACATCTAAACAGTTTGATAATATTCGTAATTATTTAGAAGAGATGCCATCGGCACAACTAAAAGTTGATTTTAATTGTGAATCTTGTGATGAACATAATGAACAGATAGTAAAGGGCACTGCAAATTTTTTCTAATTGCCCTCTCCCATGACTCACTTGTTAACCACTATCAAGTGAATTTTAATATGATGCAGCATCACCAATATAGCTTGAAAGAGTTAGAAGAGATGCTACCTTGGGAAAGAGAAGTCTATGTTACTATGTTGTTAGAACACTTGAAAGAAGAAAGCGACAGGCAAAAGCAACAACAAAGAAGATAGCATGGTGAAGGCGCTAAAAAGGAACAAATAAATGAGTTTAGCTGAATTAACAAATCAAATGGAAGAAAATAATCGGGCTACGTATGAGGTCGAAAGACACACGCGTAATGCCAGAGCTCATTTGTTGGAAATTAAAAAAACTATGGCGGCCTCGGTTGGAGTTCAAGCGGCTATAGCGCTTTCAGTCAGTAACCTAGTAGATGTACTGACAGGCAATCGTCTGGCTGAATTAGAAGAAAAACGAGAGATGCTTCGACTTCTTCAAGGTCTAGGAAGCGGTGATGACGATAAAGAAGGTCCTAACCAATTCCAAGGCCCAGATGGCGTTGGAAGCATTATGGCACTTGGTGCTGGATTGGCAGCTGCTGCTCTCGCGTTAGGTGCTTCTCTTGGTATGCTTCAAGGGCAAGTTACAGCTATAAAGGCCTATACTAAAGCTTTAGTCCCTGGATCATTTACAAAACTTATTGATGATATGAAGCTTAAATGGACCACTCAAATAGACAAGCTTAAGCTAGGAGTTACAAATAGAATTGCTTCTTTAGGTACAAGTATTGGTGTATTTTTAAATAATATAAAAGGCAAATTTGTAATTAATCCTGATAGCGTTCTAGGTAAGCAAGTTGCAAAAATCAGCGGAGTGTTTACCACTATAGGCGCAAGGATAAAAAATATAATTACTCCGATTGAAACTGCGTCGGATATTGTTAAAACAAGTATTATGGGTCCTGCAAACAAAGTAAGATTTTGGTTTAATAGTATAGCTGCTAAAGTTAAAAGATTCGGTAAAGTCGTTACTAAAATTGCTGGAGTTGTTGGTAAAGTATTTGCTCCTATTGCTATTGTAACAACAGCATGGGCAACAATTACGGGCATTATTGAGGGATGGAAAGAAGATGGATTCTTGGGAGGTCTTAAGGGTGGTATCGAAGGATTTGCAACATCTTTAATTACTATTCCTTTAGATCTAGTAAAAGATTTAGTTGCATGGGTATTAAAAAAATTTGGATTTGATAAAGAAGCAGAATTACTAAAAAACTTTTCTTTCACGACATTGTTTACTAACATGCTCGATGGTCTATTTGAATTTATTTCTAGTGCGGTTGACTGGGTTAAAACACTATTTACAGATCCAGTTAAAGCTATTAAATTATTGTGGCAAGGTCTATATGGCGAAGAAGGCATAATTAATACTATAATATGGAAGCCTATATCTAAAGCTATTAATTGGATAATGGAAAAGTTTGGTTGGAAATCTGACGATCCTAATGCACCGGACTTCGATTTATATACATTTGTTAAAGATACATGGAAAACTGTAGTAGCTCAAGTAAAAGCTGGATTTAAATCATTCGGGAACTGGATAGCAAGTTTACCGGCACAGTTAAAATTATTTGCATATGAAACAATTAGAAAAGTACCTGTTGCAGGTGCACGAATAATCAGCGATGAAAAACTAGCTGCAGCCGAAGCAGCTGTTGCAGCCTTTAATGTACCTATGGCAACTTCTGGTTCAGAACTCGCAACTACAGAAGCAGATATTGCCGATACAGTAGCAGCTAATGCAGGAATGAATGGTCCTCCAGGTACTGGTGGAAACTCAACTGTTCAGCTCGGAGGAGACAGTCTGACCGTTGCAACCGGAACACCTAAAGCAGCATCTTCTGAATCAGGACTTCCACAGGATATATATGGCGGTTATGGAAATATGACTCTAGAGCAAATACAGGCTATGAGTGGTGGATAAAAAAAGGGGAGCCGAAGCTCCCCTTTTAAGTTAAGCAGAATTAGCTAACTTATTAAAATACGATAATGAATCATCATCATCTGTATCATCAGCAGCCTGTGGCGTAAAGCTAGGTTGCTGTGGCGCAGGTTCTGGTGCAGTATTAAACGTTGGAGCTGCAGCAGTTTCATCAAGAGATACAGCTTCCGCAGTAGTCATTACTGCTCCTTCTTCACCAAGAACTCGATTCAATTTAGCTTTGAGCTCATCATAAGTTTTAAAGTTCTTAGGATCAGTAATCTCAGCCAGACTATACAGAGTATTATATACAGACTCAAGTTTAGCATCATCATCATATAATG